CGCCGCTTTGAATGTATCTGCTGTTGTAACAGCGCGAACAGGAGCGGTGCCGAAGTTGTGCGTTGCCGTCATGAGTTCAGCCATGAACGATGTGCACATCGATTGAGTATTTGCCATTTTAGTCCTCTACTTAAAAAGATGCGGCAACAGGCACGCCGCTTACATCGTACTTCTTCAACACCATGTCAACAGAACGATGAACAAGTTCACCGTCCAACCAATATTCCACCCAACGGGTAGTTTCATTTTCTGTGTCAACTACACCTTCTTTTTTCTCCAGAAGGGAGTCATCCATTTCGCCTTTTGTTGTTTGAACCAGCATGCAATCTCCTATGGAAAACGAATTAGTGCGGTTGTTGCTGAGTTAACAGGCATCTGAATAGTGAAATTAGTCATCGTCTTATCTGAACCAAAATCTAATACCGCTACAGACGCGTTGCTTCTTGTTACATTATATATAAGAGCACCTCTTGCGGTAAGCTGCGAATTAGGCCATACCGCGTTAGCAAAATCTACAAACACTATGCCATCCGGTGAGGCGCTAATTGTCACTCCAGTTAACGCTATGCCACCGGCTGTGTATCCTGTACCTGTAATCTCATTGATTGTTGTGTACACCGTTGTATCTGGGCCAATAGTAGAGAACGCCGTATACAACGCTATTTTTAACGAATCCGTTGCCAAGTTTTGCCCAGCCTGAATCATCTGCTGTTTGAAACTTGTGGTTAACCCTTGTTGAATAGCCATTACGGATTAACCTCAATCTTAGCTTGACCATCCCGATAAGCATCGCCACGCTCAAGTCCTGTACCCAGACGATTAAGCTGACCAAGCGCATCTTTAAATTTACCTTCGTAGTACGTCATCATATCTTGCTCGCCCTTCATAAATATGTAGGCTTCAACTAACGCGCCATACAAAAGTGCTGGTGAATAGTTGTCACCTAGCCATGAAGAACCATCTGGATTAATCAGCGTTTGGACGGGAACCGAGAAACCCGAACCCGCACCAAGAATTGTCGTACTAGCCGTCAACGAATCCGCAACTGTATAGAACGAACCACCGCTACGCAAAGTCACTGCCGTAATTGAACCGCCCGAGACAATAATATCTGCTGACGCACCAGAACCTGTACCACCTGTTAACGGCACACGATAGTAGCTGCCATTCGTATAGCCTGATCCACCAGAAATAGAACCCAAAAGCTGAATAATGCCTTGGACAATAGAGACAGGGTAGTAGTAATAGTGCAATTCAATACTGTACTGAGAATCAGGGGTAGGAGCCAAAATAAAACTTAATTCATTTGTAGCTGCTCTATTTAATACTTCAGGACCAAATAAAGCGTAATAAGCAGGGGCGCCAGTACTATTAGGATTAGGGTACGCTGCTCGTAGATAGTTAACATCTTTATTAAGCAGGTACTCATAATTACCATTACTATCAATCACTGCCATTGAAAAGACTGCTAAGAAATCGGTAGGGCAGGCAAGGTAAGGACTATTGGGTTGGGAAGTACCAGTGACGTTTCTACGCAGTGGCGGTATCTGAACGGTGTTATATATCCGCTCTTCTGCCTGAGTAACAAAGACAGGGATATTTGCTACGAACGTCTGTTCATAGTTTTGGGTGTAATCTTGTATCGTCTGCCAGAGTTCTGCGTAGTTCATTGTAAAGTTATTCCTAACCCACTGTTAACTTAAGCCATAGGTCCACGGCACATTGTGCCTTTGGTTGCAGCACCAGCACCGCGCATCTTGATACCGCTGGTCTTAGGCTCGCTAGTGTTACCTTTACTAATGCCACCAACAGACATGTTTGCTTTATTCAATACATCAGCACCAGTGGTGTACTTAGAGTCGGCTTGAATGCTAGTAGCTTTGCCCTTCATGTCATGCGGGGCAGCATACACAGCAGCTTGGCCTACTTCTTTACCCTTAACCTTCTGCGAGAACTTAGCCATTATCGACCTCTCTGGTTGTTAGCACGCGCCATGTTGCGACCAACTTTACGCATAGCTTCGCCTGTGACGCCGCCTTTTTTCATGCCATGCATTTTCTTTTCGTGCTTACCTACTTCTTGGTCAGCGATTTTCTTAACTTCTTTCTTGTCCATATCTACTCCTATGTGATTGTCACACTACCCACCACGGGTTTTGACGTTAAATAGTTGGGTGTCAATCCCGCATCGTTTGCACTTGCTCCGCCAACCGGATTCCAGCCCCATTGAAACACCCTACTACCACCTTCAGGGTAACCAGTTTCATTTATTGATGTACCGGTATTATTGGATGTTTGTAAGCCACTTTGCCCAGACTGGTAATAACTTAAATCTTTACGAGGTTCCCGAACAGCTTGTGGATCATTAACTGGATACAAACCCAAAGATAATTGTGGCTGATCCGGTTCCCAACAATTCTTACAAACTTTAATCGATACCTGTTTGGTTTTAATCGTCAGTTTGCGTAATTCTTTCAACATGTAGCGAAAACCACAGCGGTCGCACTCCGCAATACTATTCTTACCAGATGCGTACTTACTTCCCATACATCACCTGTAAAACAACGTACGGGGCACAAAACGATCCGGTGCCTTTTCGCGATCCTCCGCAGATGCAAAATCCCAAGCCTCGTCGTATTGCGCCTTCAATATAGCCATACGAGTAGGATCAACCCCTGACAACTTTATGGATAGCATATACGCGAGTCCAGCAACCAGAGCGTTTTGGAAACGGAACGGAATTCCTTCAACGTTCACACCTGTACCAGCATCTACTATACGGCGCATACGCCAGTACACAAAATAATAGTAAGGGGTTTGTACTGTTCCCTGATCTGGTGAAGGCCACACATTAATCTGTGGATATTGCGGGGTTGCACCAGCCAAATCTGTAGTCTGCCCAGAACGACGATTTACCCATACTTGAATAGGTCGTCCCTGAGTTAATTTGTTTGGAATGGTAGAGTAAGTTGAAACGCTAATTCGACTAATGTTTATATCGTTCTGATTAGCAGTTTCTCCGGGATAAGTACGAATAACATGCTCAAGAAGGTCCACGGTATCATTAGGTAGATCATAAGTAATTGTCCCTTGCGCTAGTGGAATTTGACCTTGTTCAATAGTCCAAAGGTTAATCCCACGGTTTGCCCACTCAGTAATTAAAAAGTTCAAACTTCTGCGTGCTGTACGGAAATCATAGCCAGAACGTAACTCGCGCCCACAACGCTCAAACGCCTCCTCCATCAACTCATTAAGAGTCGGATTAAACGCTGTTGTGCTTGTGGTTACCGCCATTACTTCCTCGCCATTCTCATGTTATCGACCAAGTTTGGGTAAGGTCTACCTGCAGCTTTTGCAGCAGACTTTGCCGCTGACTTCTTAGCAGAGCTTAACTTCTTTGGTTTACCTAACTTCTTTGGACGTGGCTTATCCCATACCTCACCACCCTTTGCATACTGAGTGAAGTCAGTATCATCCCGACGAGCTTTATTTTTCCCGTCGGGCATTTTGGACGGGCTAATATCTCCCATACCGCGTGACGCCATCATTAGCAATACCCGCCTTTGTTCATCTTCTTGTTGCCAGCCATGACAACCATTTTGCCTTTGGTTTTGCCTTTAGTAGCAACACCATCACGGCTAGGAGCAGCAGTCTTAACAGCGCCCATCTTGGAAGCGATAACGCCACCTTTAGCAAATTTAGGCATGCCGCCTTTTTTCATACCCATCATTTCACCTTTTTCGTGCGCAATCATTGATTTAGGGGCGCCTTTCTTTTTCATGAAAGACATTTCTTTCTTAACCATTGCTTTTGACTCAGCCATACCACCTCCTGATTTAGTAAATTCTTTCCCCACAGATTGTGGCACACCGGCCTTCTTAGCAAATGCAGGGTTGTGGGCAACCGCTTGCATAAACTTTTCCTGCTTTTTAGATACAGTAGGCATATTAGACCTTTATGATCCAACCTTTGCCCATGACAAACCCAACCGCCAAAATACCAATAACAATTAGAAATTTGTCCACGACAGTTCTGCCTACCTTCTTATAAAACTCAGAAGATAGTTCTTCTAGCGCAAGCTTTGCCGCTTCTTTGGCGATTAGTCTTTCGCGATCTGTTAGTTCAATATCAGACATGATTAACACTTCCACGCTCTCAATGATTTATTAATACGGCTATTCGGATCGTTCGCGGTTTTGGGTGAAGTGAGCTTCTTTTTCATCCCTTTCATACGCGCACAGAAGGAGTCCCGTCTTGAACCGCCTTCCGGTTGGGGGGCTTTTAACCCCGGCTTCCCCGGATTGGCTTTGTTGTAAGAGGCTCGGCCTTTGGCGTTCAGACCGCCCTTCTCGGACTTTCCTTCTTTCCTCTGCCATGCTGGTGACTTAGCCATAAAACACCGTTACTTTTGCCGATGTTGGTACCGTTACATGTACATCCGTTATAAACAAAATACCTTCACCGGGGATAATGTTTGCAAAAGGGTTGTTTGTGTTGGCAGGAACATTAAATTGCAGTCTGTTAACGCCAGTAGCCCCACCGTCTCTAAAAATAATATCGCCAGCAGT